GATCGGCACTTTCATCTTTTAGATATTTTTTAAGTGTTCTTCTTCTATAAAGTTTCTTTCCAATAAGGTCATCAGGTTTTAAACTCCCAAGTGCATCTCCAAATGTTGTTAATACATTCGCAAATGTTATAACTGGTCTTGCTGATGTTCCTGTAGATTTGTGTTCAAATCCCTCTGCTTGTAATGGAACTGCATCATAAGTATTTACTTGTGTATTTGTATCAAAGTCATACATCTGTATATTGCTTAGACTTGTATCTTCTCCTCTAGTAAAATATGCACGAGAAGACCCTGTTGCATCTAACGCAATTTCATACAGAGTAACTAATCCTGACTCTTCTTCAAGAGCCTGAACTTCTTTGATTGCAATTTTTTCCGTCATGCTTCGTAAACTCTTCTAAATGTTGCTGTTAAATTATAAAAGTTTTCATATGCCCATGTCTGTTGCCACTCATCACATACAACTTTAATTGTCTCTGTACTTGAACCTGCATTACTATCTTCTAAATCAAAACGAAATTTAGTAACTCCGCCTAAAGATTCAAAGAAAGCTACAAGATCATCTATCTCTGCTTTTGGTCTTGTTGAAAAAGAAACATTTAGTGTTTGTTCTAAATTATTAATACCATCTGCAATTCTTTGTTCATACCCATCTCCAAATGCAATAGTATGAACTTTAGGTTTAGATTGTCTAGTAAGTCCTTTATCTGGTTGCACAGGGGCGCTGAACCCTGTAATATTTGATCCATTATTTTGCATTATTCCAAAAGCCATAATTAGTTCCCGCTAAGTACACCCCCTGGGCGTTTCTCTCTTTGTATTGTTTCCATAACTGCTGCCTGTATAGCAACTCCGAGTGCTTTTCCTCTTTCTCCGTCCATTGTAGTAGTACTTTGACCACTTGCATCTACATTAATTGTTATATTATTCCCTGTTGCTCCTGACATATTTACAGGAATACTTCTTCCATCTGGTAAAGGTACAACAGCTTCTGGGCCTGCTTCTCCTACAAGATAAGTAGGTTCTTTTGCAATTCCTCCATGTTGATATCCTTTAATTATACCACCTTTTGCCATTGGTATAATTCCACCATTTGCCATTGGTATTCCAGGTATCCCAAACATAGAACTAAGTATCTTCATTGTCATCATTTTTGCAAGTACTTGTGCTAAAGATTGAAGTATAGATACTGCCATTGACTTAAATGCATCTTTAATTGACATTGTTCCTTCTATAACACCTTGTATACCTTTTTGCATACTATTTGCAAATGCTTCTGTTGCTACAACTCCTAGCTCTTTTGTTAAGTTAATAGTATCCGATAACTCTTTTTTCTGTGCCTGTAGTAATTGAACTTGTAGATTCATTTGCTCTATTTTTTGATCAACAGAAGCCTGATCAGTTGCATCGTCTCTTGTTAATCTTGCTATAGCAATATCATCTAAAAGTTTTTCTATTTCAAGTTGCTTTTCTGATATTTTTAATTCTGTTTGTCTTTTTTGCGCTAGTATTGTTCTACCTTCAATTTGATTTTTTATGTTTGTTGCAGCAATTTGATTTCTTGTTTTTGCGAGTGCTAATGCTTGTGTACTAGCAATTTGATCTTGTGCTGCTGTTGCAATTCCAGTAAGTTTAGCCTCTTCTTTAACATCTGCTTCTCCTGCGTCTGAAGTTGCATCAAAAGTTTTTACACTCATTTTTGCACGTAAAGCATCTCTCATTTTTATAATTTGGTTTAGATTAGTAAGATTTTTATTTGGAGAGACTGCCATACTTCTTAGTGTCTCGTCTAAAGAAGTTGCATTATTTTTTAAATATTTTGCTGCGTCACCTGCTGCAATAGTAGTTATAATATGATCTTTAGTTTTCTTATCTAAGTCATCAAATTTAGCAGGAAGATCTCCTATTTCAATACCTAATTTTTCTAGACTTTCTCTAAAAGCATTTTCGTGTTTAATATATTCTTGTTTTTTATTGTAATATGCAGTTTCAGCTTCTGTTAAATTTTCAAATATAGCTTCAGTTCTCATTCCTCTTACAGCATCATGAACTCTTTCTGTACCTGTTTGTTTTTGTAAGACACTACCTCTTTGCCTAATTGTAGTACCTTCTGGTAGTGCACCTTCCATTGCTGCTAAAGCTGCTCGTTGCTCTGCTAAATCTGCTATATTTCTTTGTGTCTGTGCTCCTCGTAGTCTTTCAGCATTTCTTTCAATAAGCTGATTCATGCCAAGTGTTAGGTTTTTATCTGCCAGTTGTTTATCTTTACCTAACATTTTATCTAGCTCTTTATTAAAATCTAACTGAGTTTGTAATAAGCTATTAAGTTTTTTGTCTGCTTCTCCAGTCTTATCGCCAAATAAACCAAACTTTTCTGCTCCCGCTTTTATTCCTTCAAAAGCTAAAATTGCAAAACTAAGTCCTGTAAATAAACCAAATGCTTTACTTGCAACTTTTGCAAATCCAGTAGTAGCTTTTCTCATAACACCCATTGTAGCTACCCAACCAGTTTTTAATTTTGCAAACTGAGCCTTAGATGTTAAAACCATTCTTTTTGTCTCAGCATTTACTCTACCTGCAAAATTTACTTTGTGTGCAGTTGTCATTTGATTTAGAGTTAAAATCCAGTTTTGACGCATTTGTTTATTCATATTTTTGAATATACCAATTTGTCTTGTTGCTTGAGATTTTAGTGCACGAATCTGTGCTTTTGAGGGTTCTTTACCTGCTTGTAAAAGAGCTAATCCAGTTCCCGCATTACCAGGTCTTACTTGACCTGCCATTCCTTGTAAATTCTTTAACTGTGCTCCATAACTTTTGTTTGCTTCTATTGAGGCTTTCTTTTGTGCTGCCTCATATTCAACTACTTTTGCTCTGGCTTGTTCCATAGCTTGATTATGTCTTGCAAGATTTTTTTCAGCGTTTTCTGCCATTTCGTCAAAAGCAGGAAGAATACTTTGTAATATAGGTACAGTAAATAATCCAAGAGCACCGATAGCTGCTCCAAGATTTTGAGAGAAAAAGACTGCTAATCCTTCAGCAGGCCCAGCTATGAATAATTTTAATCTGTTCATTAAGTCGTCAAATGCTTTTGTTAACTTATTAATTTTATTAGTATTTGGATCTACTATCGCATTAATAGCATTAAATTTATCCTCTACCTGTCCTAAAACTTCGTTTGATACTGCTTGTGTTCTTTGGAAAGCATTAAGAGATTCTTTTGCAACTCCAAGTTGTGCTGCATATTTTTTGGTTGCAGGGTCTAATCTTAGTATAATACCTAATTCATCTAATAGCTCTGGTTCTGCTTTTGTTACACCTCTAATTAAACGATTAAATGAATCAGTTACATCTCTACCCAGTGCTATAGAGACTGTTTTTGCGGCTGCCCCTAGTCTTTCTAATTGTTCTGGGCTTAACCCTGCTGCAGTACCAATAGCGGCTGCTTGAGCAGCATCAGTATAAGTTACTTGAGCATCTGTAGCTCTTATTATAGAATTTGTTAAAGTTTCGTAAGCAACACCTGTTACTGCCGCATAGTTGGACTGACCTTCTTTTAATACTCTATAATCTGCGGCACTTTTTAAGAATCCAAATACTGCTGTAAGTGCAAAGACGTTAGCAGCTAAGGTTGCATAGGCGGGAACAAGAGAACCTGATATTCCTCTTGCTAGGTTTGCGAAATTTTTTGTCTGGTTGGCGGTCTGGTTAATACCTTTTTTAGTGGCATAAGTAGTTTCATCTTGGGCTTTTTCAACGTTTTTAAGTTCTTTACCTGCTTTTTTAGCATTACTAGCAAAGACTTTTAAGGTATTGTCATCACCTACTTTAAATACTAAATCAGCTAATTTTATCTTTTTTGCCATTATCTTTGTACACTAATACCTGGTTTCTTTGCCCCAGACTTTGCTCTATTTTCTTGAGCTTTTCGTTTTCTATCTTGTTGTTCGTTAATCTTTTGTATATTACGTGCTTCTATGTGTTTGATAAAATAAATACAAGTTCTTTTATCTTTTACTTCCCAAGTTTCAAGTAGTGTTCCTAGTGCTGAAAAATCTTTTCCCATATATGTACCATTCATTCCATCCCAGCGGTCTGGTAAAAGGTCATGCAATAAAAAAGCCACCTGAACTTCAAGAGGATAATCTCCTGGTGTTGGTGGCATTTCATTAGGGTCAGGATCAATACCTTTTTGTTCACATATATCTAAATATGAGTCTAAAGGTAATTGATCTGATCTATACTGTCTATCAAGTAGAGAGAATATCTGCTCTACTTGACTCGTGTAAAATTTTCTAAATCTCCTGTGACTTCTGTTATCCAAGTATCAAAATCTGATGCATTCTTCATCAGAGTTTCTGCGTTTTCATGGTTAAATTCAAGTTCATCTTCAGGGTCTAGAGCGCTAATATCCACCAATAGAAGCTCTTCTAAGTAAGAATATTTCAAGCCACTCCATCCCTTTATGACTGCTTTAACATACTCTACTAAAAACTTTTCTTCATCTAGTTGTTCCTCAAATCCTCTAGTCTTACGATTAAATTTTTGAGATACACAACGGTTTCTAAGTTTTAGTAATTCTTCTCTTGCCAAGTAACACACATCAACTGTAAATCCGTCCATTCCTGGATAGTCTAGTGTTACTGTCTTGCTTGGAGTTAGTAAACTCGCTAGTGATACTGTTTTGTTTTCTTCTGTCATTGAAAATTCCTGTAAAAGAGGGAGGGTCGCCCCTCCCTGTTAATTATTATAGTGTGTTACCGAAAAAGACTAAATCTATTTCATCTTTT